TAAATAAATAAAAAAACTTTACCAAGCCCCTTGAAACACGCCGACGCTCTAGACCCCTATATAAGTATAAGGCGAAATACTTATTGAGCCTTGGAAGGCAGGCTTAATGCCTGCCTGATGGTTTATATATGCATGAGTGGGGATACTTCTGCCCAGACCCCTCTGTACTACTACAGACACTGGAGTCCAATTGGAAAGAAACTTATCACCAGAAGAAGCTCGCAAAGAACTAATCGATTTGGTAAGACAAGGCAGGACAATTGCCGACGCCCTAAAGGTCATCGGGCGATCTCGCTCTTGGTATGACACCCAACGCCGAGAAGCCGAGGGCTTCTCAGCTTATATGGATAATGCTCGGTTTAGAACTGCAGACCTCGCTGATAACGCTCGGTCTGAGCTATCTGGATTTGCGGAGTTCTCTGAGAAATACCTGGGAACTAAAGTACCACCCCACATGATGAACGTGGTAGACATGCTAGAAGGCAAAGATCCTTCTTGGTTACATGACAGCATGGTCTACGAAAAGGGGTCAGCGGGGTTATCCCGCTTGTTGGTAAACGTACCACCTAACCACGCCAAGACGATGACAATCACGATTAACTACGTTACTTACCGTCTGGTTAAGAATCCTAACATTTCGGTCATGGTTATTTCCAAGACCCAAGAGCAGGCAAAGAAGTTTTTGTATGCGATCAAGCAACGCTTGACGCATCCGAGGTACGCTGACCTACAGGCAGCATTTGGTCCAGCAGATGGATACAAAGCTACCGCAGATCAGTGGTCAGCAACCAAGATCTATCTTGGTGGCGACATCCGCGATAACGATGCTAAAGACCCTTCACTCGAAGCTATCGGTATGGGTGGACAGGTTTACGGAAACCGTGCAGACCTAATCGTTCTTGACGACGTGGTCACTCTAAGTAATGCTTCAGAGTGGGCTAAGCAACAGGAGTGGATTCGCCAGGAAGTAGCTTCACGTCTTCCGCCAGGTGGTGGTCAACTACTTGTAGTTGGTACACGAGTCTCGGCGGTTGACTTATATAAAGAGCTCCGCAACCCACAGCACTACACCGACGGCACATTGCCTTGGTCATATTTGTCCATGCCTGCAGTCTTAGAATATGCAGACAAGCCTGAAGACTGGAAATGTCTTTGGGAAAAGACCGAACAACCTCTTACGGATACTGACGTACCCGACGAGAATGGTTTGTTTGATCGATGGACAGGACCGCGTCTAACGGCGGTCCGTAATGAGGCAGGACCATCTAAGTGGTCTCTGGTATACCAGAACCTCGATATTGCGGAGAATGCAATCTTCGACCCGACATGCGTCAGAGGCGCAGTAAATGGAATGAGAAAGTCGGGTGCTTTAGTTGCAGGCGCAGCAGGACATCCCAAGAACCCTGAGAACTTTTATAGGGTTATAGGTATCGACCCAGCAATGTCTGGTGATACCGCTGCTATCGCCTATGCGGTTGACCGCAGGTCACATAAACGCTACGTCTTAGATGTTCACATCATGACAGCTCCTACACCTGCAGCAATTCGTTCTCTTATTCGGGAATGGACCGATGCGTATAAACCGCATACGGTCATTGTGGAATCAAATGCTTTTCAGCTTTTCCTTACACAAGACGAAGAGATTCGTAACTTCCTGTCGACCCGAGGTATTGCATATCGACCTCACTACACAGGAAACAATAAACAAGATCCAGAGTTTGGCGTAGCCTCTCTGGCTCCATTGTTCGGAACCGTTACTAAGCGGGACGGTCTCAACAATAACTTCAAGCATGCTGACGATAACTTAATTGAGTTACCAGACAGCTCGAAGAATGAACACATTAAAAAGTTAATAGAACAATTAGTAACCTGGCAACCAGGAGTACAGGGCAAGAAGCTCAAGATGGACGCCGTGATGGCGTTATGGTTCTGTGAGATTGTAGCCAGAGAAACTTTGTTAACTTCGACTAACGTACCAAACTTTATCAACAATCAATATACACCTCGTGGTGAGATTGAATCAAGATACATCATCAACCTAGATGATCTCGCTGCACAACAGCGAGCTGTGAGATTGTGACATTATGAAAGAACTTGTAACAGCATTCGAGAACTTAAAAGCTCGTAACTCCGAGCGCGACAAGCGCATGCGCGAGGTTGCTTTGGTTAGAGCGGGTAATGCCGATCAAGTATTCCGTGGGCTATTCCCAGAGGGAATCTGGTCACGTCCTATCATTGCTAACCTTATTGACGTTGTTGCTCGAGATGTTGCTGAACAAGTCGGTGTTCTACCTACCATTACTGCTGCTGGCGATTCATCTCTTGATGATAACCAGCGTTCCAAGGCTGACAAGCGAACCAAGATTGCCAACTATTATGTTGCGTCATCTCGGCTTGGAACGGAACTACTGCGTGGCGCAGATCAGTTAGCAACCTATGGCTTCGTTCCTTTACGAGTTGAACCAAACTTTAAGGACAAGCGACCACACATCCATGTGGAAAATTCAATGGGTGCTTATTACGATATGGATCGCTTCGGTGTTGTTAACACCTACGCTCGTCTATATCACCGTAAAGCTGGAGACTTAGCTGCTCACTTCCCCGAGCATGCTGATGCAATTCTCCAATCAAATACTTACACACGTGGCGATGGCAACAGTTTGTTGCAGGTCGTACGTTGGACAGATAAACAAAAAACTGTTCTATTTTTACCAGATCGTGGAGGTTTAGTACTTGCGACAACACCGAACAAAGCAGGCGTCGTCCCAATTGCAATTGCTCAACGCCCTTCTTTGGATGGCGAGACCAGGGGTCAATTCGACGATGTACTACCTGTTTACGCAGCGAAAGCGCGACTTGCTCTCCTTACTATGGAAGCTGTTCAGAAGTCTGTTGAAGCTCCTCTTGCTCTTCCCAATGATGTTACTTCTTTATCCATTGGTCCTGATTCAGTCATCCGTTCTAACTCCCCTGAAAAAATTCGTCGTATCAATCTGGACGTACCTCAGTACGCGTTTGCGGAGAACAATGTCCTAGCGGACGAAATGAAATTGGGAACACGTTTCCCTCAAGCACGTGCAGGACAAGCAGAAGGATCAGTAGTTACTGGTCAAGGCGTAAAGGCTTTGATGGCAGGTTACGATTCACAGGTAAAGATTTACCAATCAATTCTTGGTGAGGCAATCGGACAAGCAATCTCATTTGCATTCGCAATTGATGAAGCATACTTCCCTGATATCACTCGTGAAGTATCAGCAACTGCTAACGGAGTTCCTTACAAGTTAAAGTACAAGCCATCTTCCGACATCAATGGAAACTTTGGCGTGACCGTTGAGTACGGTCTTATGGCAGGATTAGATCCTAACCGCGCATTGGTATGGGGTCTACAAGCTCGTGGAGATAAGTTAATCTCTCGCGGAATGTTGCGTCGCAACCTTCCTATCTCGCTTAACGCTGGTGAAGAAGAGCGAGCAATTGACATCGAAGAGATGCGTGATGCGCTTAAAGCTTCCGTATCTCAAATGGCTGCAGCAATTCCACAAATGGTAATGCAAGGTCAAGATCCGATGAAAATTGTAGAAAAGATGGCAAGTGTTATTACAGATCGCAAGAAGGGTATCCCTCTTGAAGATGCTGTAGCAAATGCTTTCAAACCAGAACCAGTACCAGAACCACCAGCAGGACAACCAGGAATGCCAGAAGCACCTCCTGAACCTGCAATGGGTGGAGGACAAGCACCACAACTTCCTCAAGGTAGACCAGCTATGCAAGAACTTCTTGCAGGTCTAACAGGTGGAGGAAATCCAAATCTAGCAGCGAGAGTAACTCGTCAGATCCCAGCATAACTAAGGAGAAACAAATGTTCGGAAAGCAAGGAAAAGCAGCAAAAGCAAACGTCTCAACAGCAATTATGGGCAAGAAGCCAGCAGGCAAAGTAGTCGGTGGCGGAATGGTAAAGCAAGGCGTTACCCCAAAGGGTATCAAAGGCAACAATAACAAACTTAAGTAATTAAAGAAAAGGATAATAACATGGCGCAAATGCGTAAGTCTGGACCAGCAAAGCCTGCGTACAAGACACCAGTAAAGAAAGACAATGCGTTAATTCAGGCTATTACAAATAGCTATCGAGTAACTGCAAAAGAAGCTGCACAGATCGTTAAGGTTATTAAAGAGTCCAAGCCAGTTCTAGGACCAATCAACCCTGTAAACGAAGCAGCTAAGTTTGTTGGCGGAGCAGTAAAGGCAAACGTACAGCTTCCAGGCAAGGTTGCTGGAATGGCAGCACGTACTGCTAAGAATGCAGCCAAGAACTTCACATCAGGCTACAACAAGTAATTTTAATTAGGTAAAGGACGGCTATGGCTGACACTAGATGGTATTACGACACTAAAACAAAAACTTGGAAACCGATGAGTTCACTTCCTAAAGGTGGTTTATATTCTTTTCCAAAAGAATATATTAGAGATACTCCTCCCAAGAAACCTCAACCTGTGCCAACGCCTACCTTTACTACGGTAAAGCCAACACCAAAGCCAACGCCAACAGTAACTAAGAAGCCAACACCCAAGGTAACAAAAACACCAGAGGTAATTCTTCCACCAGTGGATACTTCAACAGCAACTGTTAAGCCTAAGCCAAAGGTTAAAAAACCAACAGTAACCCCTAAGCCAACACCTAAACCAACACCAAAACCCACACCTAAAGTAACAGTAACCCCTAAGCCAACACCTAAGCCAACACCTAAGAAAACAATCGGCTCCCAATTTGGCTACATAGGAAGAGGATAAACATGGCAGCGAAGAAACCAAAAGCTCCTAGAAAGTTTAAGCAAGCGCGTAAAGCTGCCGTTGCCGACGCTAAAGGTGCTTTCTCAACTGGAAAAACTAAAGCAGTATTAAAAGATCGTACGTTAAAGATTTCCGCTGATGACAAAAAAGCTCTTAGCGAAGTTAAATCTGAAGCAAAGCAGAATTATATTACCGACGATCGTGGCAATAAGATTAATACTAAGCCTACGGAAACCGCTCAAGAGCGTTTTGCTCGTGACCGTCGTGAAGCTAAAGCTGCAATCGATCGTAAGTATGGCGTAGAAGATAAGCCTAAGAAGACAGCTACTCCTGCTAAAGCAGATGCACCTGCTGAAAAAAGCCCAACAGGAAAGAAGGCAACCAAGTCTGCTCCTAAGAAGCCTGGTGTAAATAAGCCAGCAACTAAAGGATTTGCAGCAGGTAAGTCTCTTAACGCAACTGGTCAGATAAGATATGACGCTTTGATTAAAGAAGGCGTTGCTCCTAAGCGAGCAATGAATAAAGCTTTGTTTGAACAAGAAAAAGCAACTAAGCCTGTCAAGTCAAAGTCAATTAAGACACCAAAGGTAACACGTCCAACAGACGCATCGCTTACAAAGATGGAAGATGATTACCTAAAGAAGACAAAAGAAAGACTTGCAAGCAAGCCTTCTACATCTAAAACTGTTGCACTTCGCCCAAAGGGCGAAATGGTTTCAACTAAAGGAAAGAGCGTACAGACAGTTACTGCAAAGCCAGTTCCTGGTAGCGGTTCTACTCCTAAAAAGCTTAGCAAGACAAAGAAGTTTGTTAAAGGATCAGCAGCACTTGCAGTAGGAGCCGAAGCTATTTCACTGGCTAAAGGTTCAACTGCTAAAGATGCAAAAGAAATTATTAGACTTAAGAATAAACTAGCTGACATCCAAGGCAACAAGCGAGATAACGCAGGTGGTTCTTTTAGAGAAGGTGTTGGATCTGAAGTAGGTCAACTTGCTTCTCTCGTATCGTTTGGTTTAGTAGGTAAGACACGTCGCCAACGTATGGATGAACTTAATGCAAAAATTGCTAAAGCTACAGCTGCAAAAAATAAAGGTCTTCGTTATGGTCCTAACGGTGAAAGCCTAGTTCCAGGAACTGATGCTTACAAGAAGGGCTCGAAGACTCGCCCTGCTGCTGGCAAGGCAGCAGCTGGTGGCTCATCAGGTGGCTCATCAGGTGGTTCATCTGGTGGGGGCAAAGGCGGATCATCTGGTGGAACAACACCAGGAGCAGGCGGATCTACATCTAATGTCTACGTTGTAAAACGTGGAGACAATCTTTCAAAAATTGCAAAGAACGAAGGCGTAAAGCTTTCTGATCTTATGGCAGCTAATACCAAGTTCAAGACAAACGCCAAGTACAAAGGCGGAAATATGATCTGGGCTGGTACAACGGTGAAACTTCCAAAGAAATAAGGTAACTAATGTCAATGATGCAACCTGGTGAAGTGTCAGGTCCTGGAAAGCTTTCTAAGCGTACGGACCTACCTCCATCACAAGGTGCTAAAAGACTTCCCGATGCAGCCTATGGCGAGCAAAGGGATTTCCAAGCACAACAGGCTGGAGCACCAATGGCAAAGTCTTCCGACCCAATGGCTGGCATTATCCCATTATCTGCGCCAACTAACCGACCAAACGAACCTGTTACCGCAGGAGTCGATGCTGGTCCAGGACCAGGAAGAGAAATGTTAGGGCTAAAAAGTTCTGCAGAAACTATGCAGGAAGATTTAAGTGTATTGGCTAAGTACATGCCATTGATGGCAGCTTATGCTGACACAACCGAGTCAACTGGAACTATGAAAGCGTTTGTACGCTACCTAAGAGGTAATACTCAATGAAGGTTTTTCAAAAATTTGAAGAAAACCTTGAGTACCTTGGATTTGATATGGCTCCAGTTGCCTGGGATTTAGCTCGCTTCCCTTTCGAATCCGACGAAGATCGTATTGCTTTGCTAAACGAATTAACGGATAAGACGGAAGGACCAGTAGATGGCGGACAACCGACAGTCATTTGATTTCTCTGGACTTGGACCATCTGTTAATGGACAACCAGTACCGCAAAAGCCACTATCAAAAGTAGATTCTTTTAAGAAAAATAACTTTGATGATGGGACTAAAGTTGGCGGTGTAGAAGGAGCAGTCCTTCCATTTATTGGCAAGCAGATTGAAAAAGCGCAAAAGGGTCCATTGGGATTTGCTGTTAATCCAGCACTGCGTGTCATGGAAAATCTGTACACACGTGTTATTCAACCAGCACAACGTGTTGTTACAACAGCAGCGTTGTTACCTGAAGCATTAGAAAAACAACCAGGCGGAATCACTGGAATTCCTAAAGCTTTTCAGTTGGCAGTTAATGAATCTAAAAATATTTCAATGGGTCAGGCTGTTACAAGAAGCTTTGCCGAATATATACCACTACCTGAAAGCATGTTGCCTACAGTAGCCAAAGAAAGTTTTGATATCTTTGACCAGCAACAGCGAGACAAAGCATTCCGTGATGAATTCTTTGGAATCGTAACATCTGGTTCAACAGATCTTGCTATCAATGGCGTAATGAGCAAGATAACAGGTGCTGCCACGAAGGCAGCTATGGTAAAAGTACGTGGAACTTCACGTATTGTTACTGAAAAAGACATGCAGCAGTTTTCTACCAAGGCGGACGAGGCTGTTGCCTGGGCTGATGCTGGAAAATTAACAGATGCGCCTAGCGGTCTTGCTGTTTACATGGATGATGCAGTCAGAGAGCGTAACGTACAGCGTTTGCAGGCTAATCCCCTTATTGCTGAAACAAATAACCCGCTGCGTACAGCAACAATTGTCTCTCGTATTGACAACCACTTGGATCTTGCCGATTATCTCAAGGCAGAACGTGGTGACGCAGCAGCATTTGATCGTTTCTTCCAGAAACAAGCACTCAGTGCTGACCATCTTGACAATTATGGGTTCAAAGATTTCGGTCCAGTCAGCGACTGGAGCAAGATTCACGATGAAGTTCTTACAGAGAACTTAGCACCACGATACCAAGCAATTATCAACGACTTAAAAGGTAAAGACAGAAACTTTGCTGCACAGTTAGATGACTGGGCAAGCAAGGCAAACGTTGGTGATCGTGGAACTGGTTATGTACCAGGACGATTTGGTATGGTTGAGTCAGTTGCGTTGTCTGTTAGCAAGGTACGCTCTGGTGCTCGCTTTGGTAGCGCAAAAATCTTTGGTGACGATCCAGGAAAAAATGGATGGCGCACAAAAGTATACCAATCCTCACCATACGACCGCGTTGTTCGCGTTATCACATGGGCAGGTGATGCTAGACCACAGGGTTACATCAACATTTCTAACCCACGTAAAGGCGAAGCGGTTAACGATGTTCTTTCAGAACTCAATCGTCTTCAATTCCTTAAAGGTAAGCAAGGCGAAATGTTTAAGCGTCAGATGGCTGAGAAGTTTCTTTCTGCTACGACTAACAGTGACCAGGCTCGTGTACTAGTTGCAATTGAAAAGGAAGTTATGCTTCGCCTTGCGAAGCAATACAACGTTCGTTCAATTGGTGGCATAGGTACTGACGCAGAACTTATTAAAATGGTTGAAAAGCTCCATGCAGCAGCAGACTCTCGCCGTACCACGGCAACAGAGTTTGCTCAGAAGCAAGGTCTTATCCCAGATGAAGACGGCAGTCTTAATATTATTCAACTTCGTTCACAGACAACAGAAGTTAACAACGTGCCTATGCTTGACTTCCGTAAACTCGAGATGGAAGTTATCCTTGGTACACAGGCACGTGCGGGAGTACGTTCTGGCATAAGCAAGGGAACGATTGCTCGTACGTACGCAGGTAAATACGGCATGGCAGCTGGTCAATTCTTTGATATCGCTAACATGGTTTTCAATAACCTTAATCTTTTACGTGTTGCGTACATTCCAAAGAACGCAATCATTGATCCATTCATGCGTGGTTCTATGGCTCTTGAAAGTTCAGAGTTAGTACGTAACGCAATTCCTGGTTTTGGTAACATGCTGGAGAACTCCACAAAAAGAACTAGACTTGCACGTCGATACGTACCAGGAACAGCAAGCTACGCTTCTCGTAAAGCAGAGCAGGCGATCCTTAAAGATATTGACGTTGCCTACGGCAAACTAAACCCATTGATTATGAAAATGGAAGCAACCGCTAAGGTTGAGAAGGACGCTACAGCGTTATGGCAAACAGCCAAACTTAATGCAGATAAGGCAGAGGCAGCATTAAAAGCAGCAAGCCCATCTTCTAAAGCAGCAGCTACTGCTGCTAAGCATGAGGCAGATTACAAGTTATACCAAGCGCAATTAGAATATACAAAGTTTGCAGATGAAGCAAAGCTTGCATCTGATGCGGTAACTGGTTTATCAATTCTTATTGAAAAGAATCGATCATCAATATCAGGCGCAATTCGCCGTGAAGGTGATCTACTGCAACGTAAGTACATCGGCAAAGAAGCAGATGTCATTACGGTTGATGGGAAAGACTACAATATTAAAGGTCTTGGAGATCCCAACGTACGTGGTACAGCTGTGTACTTAGACGAAATTGATTCAGCATCTAGTTTGTATTCAAAACTATTTGAATCAGAAGCGTCAATGAATGTACGTGCTCGCAGTCAGCAATGGGTAAAGATACAACGTGAAGACGGCAAGGCTTATTACAACGCTATCGCTCACGTGCTTAACCGACAGATCCGTCAGGAACTTGACATGCCTCTTGGCATGATGCTTCGTGGTGAGTCTGACCAAGCAATATTAAATTTCTTGTACAAGACTGAGGCTGGCAAAGAATACCGCCGTCGTATGTCATCTGATGCTGGAAGAACTCTTACACAAGATGACTTCCTGTCATGGACAAGTGAGACAAGTGCATATCTTCAGAAGCTTATACCAAGTGATGAACTACGCAGAATCGCTTTAGAGCGACCAGTAACCGTTAAAGAAGTAGAGAACTTTCTTAAGTCTCGACCAGACCTTCTTCCAGAAATTGATGGACCAAACGTAAGTCTTGCTGATCTAAGCAAGGGTGAGCGATTGGTATCACGTGTTGCTAATGCTCAAGGAACAGCATGGCGCATATTGGGTGCAGCTGAAAACAAGTTAGTACGTAACCCAATGTTTATGATCTACGCAAAAGAAGAAATGGAATACCTCATCAAGTCCGCTCGTCGTACTGGTGTAGATCCATCTGATGCAGTAGTCAACCATCAGTTCCGTCAGATTGCAATGCGTAACGCAGTTAAAAGAATTGAAGATACTCTTTATTCATCACGTCGTTTAACTAACGGAATGTATACAGCGCGGTATGCGATGGCATTCCCAATGGCATTCTTTAACAGCCAGGCAGTTGCACTCAAGCTTATGGCTAAGAACCCGATGAATGCTTATTGGTATAACAGTATACAAGATTCGCTTTCATCATTTGAACCATATACTGACCAAGAAGGAAACACATACAAGTCAATGTCTGATGTTCCACCAGGGACAGTCGTATCTGTTAGCTATCCAATTCCTGCAAACATTACAACAAAGATTGAAAACATTCCAATAATCGGAAAAGCTGCAGCAGCAGCTTTATCCCCATACACAGATCCTCGTGGTGGTGGACTCAAGTGGAATCCAAAACAAATGGAGTTCATGATTGCAGATCCAAGCGTTGCTTGGTTTGGCAGCGTTCTTGTTTCATCTCTTATTAAAGGTCAACTCAATAGCCCACTATGGAAAACTCCAGACGGCGAAAAGGTTGTTACGTTTCTACGTAATACTTTTGGTAACGACTTCTACGAGAATAGCATTCTCTACGGTGGATACGTTACAGGCGGAGGTAACTTAGCAACGACCGCACTTAATGCTATTAAGCCAGCGTATCTAGAGTCATTGTTCCCAACAGGTGAACGATACATGGATCAGGTATATACCAATTGGCAAGTTGCTTACGCACAATGGCATCGTGAAGGTCGCGTTGGTAACGCTCCCACAATGGAGCAAGCAGGAAAAGCTGCATCAAATCTTAATTTAATTAAGGCAATTGTTCAGTTCAATATGCCAATCTCTACAACGTTTGACCCAGTAACTCGATCAGCTAAAGCGTACTACGCAGATCTTCTTGAAAAAAACAAGGGAGATTATGCAGCTGCTGACAGAGCAATGATGACGGACTGGGGAATAGATGGACTGGCATTCCTTGGCTCACACCAAAAAAATATTGCTGGAGTTGCATCTACTGTCAATGACATCAAAATGATTCGTAGCAACCGTGACCTACTTGCTTCTATCGCAAACGTAGATCCACTGTACGCACGTATGATGTCAAGCGGTTACGGAGATCTTGCTGTTGATTACTCAACAGAGGTTGCTGAAATCTATAAGAACCTAAACTTCCCTGGAACCTTGACAAAGCTTTCACGTCAGAAGACAGAGAAAGAAATCAAGGACGAGACTGATGCTCGTCTTGGTTGGGTTTCTTACAATTTCGCAGTCGACGCACGTAACGGTGAGATGGCTCAATATGGAATCAATTCAACGCAGAGCTCTGCTTATGAATACACTGGAGTCAAAAGAAGGTTTGACGAAAGAGTTGCCGATATTAAAGCTAGTTATCCAGGATGGATTAACGACCGCACTGTACAACAAGGAAAGTTCTGGGATCAAACATTCCCAACGCTAAAGAAAATTGCTAACGATCCTGTATGGCGCAAATATGTAGATCCAATCGATGGTGGCAAGTGGGCTGAGATTTCATACTGGATTGGTCAAGTAGAAAACTTCCGAGCAGGCTACGGACAACTTGGTTCAACAACAGCAAGAGATCAAGGGTTTTCATCTTCTTTGAATAACTTCCATTACAAATTTGTCCAAGGTGCAAGCGATGGGTTTGCAGCGTTTGCTGCGCGTTGGCTTGAATCAATGCCAGAACTAGATATAGAAAAGGTGGCAGTCCCTAATGGCTAAAGATAGTGACTTTGATGGCATCCCAGATGCCGTCGATAAGTATCCATATGATTTTAATAATGGAAAAACTCCAGCAACTAATCAATACGGTAACGTACAAACAGACATTGCCCCTATCTATCTTCCTTGGTTAACTGATGCAAGTGGTCAGCCAATGCCAGTACCAGGTGGTTCTGCTCAAGCAATCAGAGCACTCGCTGCGCTTCGAGTAAACGATCGTGCTAAGTACGGCATAATTAAGTCTGGTATTGAATACAACCTTGGTCGTAAAGTAACTGACAAAGAAGTAGATGCAATTTGGAAAGATGCTGTCAATTGGACACAGTCTCCAGGAACAGCTAACGGAAACCCAGTTGATTACTTCAACCTTATGCGTCCTTCAGATTATGCTGGCACTGCTCCTGCTGGACCAAAGTATGGAACATCAGCATTTAAGAATACACAGAAGACAGAGTACAGCGGTTCATCTGCTGCTCAACAGATTAGTGATGAGATGGAACGCAGGCTTGGTCGCAGAGCGACACAAGCTGAAATTGACGAGTATACCAAAGCCGTAAACGCAGAGGCAAAGAAAGATCCCTCAGTTACTGAAGGAACTACTACGACCAAAGCTCCTTCTGGAAAAAATACTTTAGGTTCATCTACAACAAACCAAACAGCAAAGACTGGATTTGATCCAACCATGTTTGCTCGTAACTTTGCAATGTCTCGACCAGACTATGCGGAGTCATTTGCAGCAAACACATTCCTAGGTCTTGTCGAAAAGTTACTTAAAGATCCTAACGCGATTGGACAGGTGGTAGGCAATGGCAGCTAATGAGCCAACTGCAATGAGCCTTCGTGCTGTTGCGATTCTTAACCGACTAAATGAAATCTCAACAAAGTCACGCAGTGGAACCGCTGGCGTTGGTCCAGATAAAGGTAAAACTTTTAAGTCATCAACATCTGCAGCAGATTACGCTGAATACGATAAACTCTATGCTGAGTTACAAGAACTTTACAAAAATGGTGCTGTTGTTTATAGCCCAGACTGGGGAGTTTTTTCGGCTACTGACACTGGTAACAAACGCACAGCCACTGGTTCTAGCCCAGCCCCCGATTCACCATTGCAAGCATATAAAATTGATTCAACTGGTAATACTCCAGCTTTTAAGCAGCTTCAACTTACATCAACGGCAACTAATACCGTTGGCAAAGTTGTATCCTCTACAAGTTCGCCTGTCAAAACTACAGTCTCTACAGGCGCACCAACGAAAGTTGATACACTTGACAAGGCTACGCTTGCAGCCAAGTTTGGTATTGCTGCAGGTGTTATCGGTGCAGATGACAGTCTTTCTAAAGTTCTTCAAGAGATCCTTGATGGTGGTATTACATCTGAAACACTAATGACTCAGATGATTCAAGGAACATTGTGGTACAAAAACCAGACAGATAAGCAACGTGCATTTGTTTTTGCCAAGGAAAGCAACCCAGGTCAGTTTGCTGCCGATCTACAACTTAACGCAAGCAATATTGTTAAGCAGTTCATGGGCAATGGTATTAAAATTACAGCACAACAGGCTATTGAGTATGCCCAGCAAATGATGCAGTCAGCAATCATCGATGCAAACGGTAAAGTTATTCGATACGACCAAGAGTTCCTTAATAAAATTATGGCTAACTCAATTGACTTTAGTAAAAAAAGCATCATTGGTGGCAAGCAAATTTTCAATCTAACTGGAAAGTTAGAGACAGTATCTAATGAACTGTACAAGCGAGCCTATGAATATGGTTTTGATTCTAGTGTATCCAACGAACGATTTGATGGATGGTTTCGAAATAGCATCAAGGGTCTTATTTCTGGTACAACAAACCCAGAAGATATTGACAATGAACTTCAGAAGCAAGCTATGTCTATGTTTCCTGGTTTAACCAACCAGCTTACACAAGGTCAAACATTACGTGAAGCAGCAGATCCATGGCTTGAGGCTATTGCAAATACATGGGAAGTTGACCGTAAGTCATTGTCACTTAACAATGACTTTGTTCAACGAGCACTTAACTACACAGACGAAAAGGGAAATGTTACAACAATGAACCTTTACGATACAAAGAAGATGGCTCGTCGTTCTGGAAACTTTGACTTTACAAGTACAGCAAAAGAGGAGAAGACAGGTATTGCCAATACTATCCTCCGCGACTTTGGATTCTTGGGGTAAATAGATGGCGCGTATAACCGACAATATGTTTGATAATAGCGGATCATCTTCAGCACTTGCTTCAGCACTTGCTGATTTGACAGCAAGTGAAGCCAATGCTTCTGCTGCATCTAAAGCAAATGCAGCTACAGCTGCAGCAACTCCACGTGAATTTATTACAGTAAAACCAGGAGATACATTCTGGAAGATTGCTAAAGACAATGGCATGACAGTCAAGGAACTGTTGGCTATAAATCCAACCATTGACAATAACGCTAAATATAAAGACGGCGCAATGATCTGGTCTGGTACAAAGATTTATACAGAGCCAGCTAAAGCTGTAATAAAAAATACAGCAACTTCAGCAAATACATCTACCAGCACAATAACACCTACGGTTACTGCTACTGCTACGGCTACTAGTACAGCCTCTACTGACACAAGTACCTCAACAGACACAAGTACCTCAACAGACACAAGTACCTCAACTGACACAAGTACCTCAACTGACACAAGTACTGCAGCAACAACAGAGTTTGACACTGGTACGCCATTCTCAACATCATATGTAACCAGTGCTCCAGTTGATCCAGTAATAGCAGCAACGTCAAACATTGATACACAGATCGCAGATTTGCTTAAGCAAATTGCTAACATGCAAGCAGCAATGATAGAAAACAACAAGCCAACAGTTGCATACGAAAAGACTGTACGTAAAACTGGTGGAGTGGTAGAGGTCTACCAAGTTATGTCAGACGGAACTATGGGTCAGATGGTTGATTCATACAAGGACTTTGGTGCTCGTGACTCTGTGCTTAAGATGTTTGAGAACACTGGTCTTGGAACAGAGTTCATGAATTCACTTATGGGATCTATCGACAAAGTGTATGAAGAGAATATCATGCCGACTGATGCCCAAGTTCTTAATAGTATTTACGACAGCGATGCGTACAAGACTCGCTTTGCTGCTAACGAAACAATTGCTAAGCGTATGAAAGATGGCAAAGGTCGTCCTGGTGACAGACTGCTTAAGCCATTTGAATACATTGAAGCAGAAAAAGGATACAGAGAAATCCTAGCTAGCGCAGGATTACCTGAAGGATTTTATGACACACAAGATGACTTCCGTCGCCTTATTGAAAACTCTGTAAGCGTTGGTGAGTTAACAGACCGTGTCAACATTGCAAGAAATGCTTTACAGAATGCTGACTCCAACACAAAGAATGCTCTTAAGAATTACTATGGTTGGACAGAGGGCGAACTCGCAGCCTACATGCTTGATAGCGAAAAAGCTTTTGACTTGGTTAACTCTAAGTTTAAGTACACAACAGAGGAAGCTAAGCGCATGTACGGCTCTGCTGAAATTGGTGGTGCTGCTTCTCGCGCTAACCAACTCTCAGATAAAGCATTCTCTGAAGAAATTTACAATGCTGGCAAAGGTGCTCAAGCAGAAGGAGCATTCCAAACCGCAGCTGCTAACCAAGCCGATTACCAAAGACTTACAAAACTTTACGGCGAACAAAGTGGCACTCAAGATCTAGCTCGTGAAGAGCTTGCTCTTGCAGGTGGCGCAGATGTAACAATGAAGAAGAAGCGATTGGCTTCTAAAGAACGTGCGATGTTTGCACAAAAGTCAGCAATTGATACGACGTCTCTCGGACGTCGTGCTAAAAAAGCTGACGTATAACTAGGTTCCATCCCAGATCTACCAGCCCTGGTGATGTGTATAAGTCTGGCAGTCATCACGTCTATGAATCACTTCCCCTAGTGAGGAGTACGTGTGGTGCAAACCCGATGAGGGTCCAACAACTAATAGGGAGAAACGCAATGGCAGAATACAACGAGTACGAAGTATACGAAGACGAGGAAGATTTCAGTAGCGGTACTGATCTTGTCAAGAAACTACGCAAGCAGGTAGATCAACTTTCCAAGCAATTAAAGGAAAGAGATTCACAGCTTGAGGAGTATCAGACATACAGTCACGAAGCAGCAATCGGAGAAGTCCTAGAAGGCTTTGGTCTCAATCCAAGAATCGCAGCATTTATTCCATCGGATATTGAAGCCGACGAGGAAGCAGTAGCTGAATGGTTAAATGAATACGGCGATGCCTTTGGCATTACTGCCGTTGATGAATCAGAGTCTGAAGACCCTGATGCTCAAGCATTTGAGCAAATGTCGGATTTTGAAGATGGTGATGTCGACCCAACTGTGGGTAGAGACATTGCTTCACTGATCAGCAATGCTGGTTCAGCTGAAGAACTCACTAACTTCTTAAGGCGATAACAACCCAATCAACCCTAATAGAAGGAATTAAACGTGCCAACAACACCAGCCACGTCAACAACGACATCGACGATGTCGAACTTGATCCAAACGGCGTATGACAAGTACATTGAGTTTAACCTTCGTTCAGAACCAATGTTCCGCAAGTTTGCGGACAAGCGTCCTGTCGATGTAACAAACCCAGGTAACACTGTCGTATTTCAGGTCTACACAGATCTATCACGCCAAACATCAGCACTAACACAGACACAAGATCCAGATGCAGTAGAGCTCAGCAACACCAACCGAGTTCACGTAACAGTGAACGAGTATGGTAATGCTGTTCTAACAACTGAGCGTCTTGCTCTTGAGTCTCTTTCAGCAATCGACCCAGCAGTTGCAGACATGTTGTCTTTCAACATGCGTGATTCATTAGACTCACTTGTGTGGACTAAGCTCACAGCTCTAGCAACAGGTCGTTATACAGGAACAACTTCTGCTGACGAATCAACTGTCAACGGACAAGATGTTTCTGCTTCAACTTCAGCTCCTAACTTCACAGCAGCACTTGCTCGCCGTGGTGTTGCAAAGCTACGTGGAGCAAATGTACAGACACGCGAAGGCGGTCTTTACACTGCACTAATCCACCCAGATGTTTCATACGATCTTCGTTCTGAAGCACAAACATCAGGATCTGCCGTATGGCAGCTTCCTCACACATACACCGAAGCAGGTGTAGGTAACCTATGGTCTGGCGAAATCGGAATCTTCGATCAGGTTCGCTATATCGAAACACCTCGTGCCGAAGCCCTATCAGGTTCTGGTACATCAAAGGTATACGGAACAGTTCTTCTTGGAAAGCAGGCTCTTCTTGAGGCTGTCTCATACGAGCCAAAGACTGTTATCGGTCCAGTTACAGATAAGTTGATGCGCTTCCGCCCAGCGGGTTGGAAGGGTCTACTTGGATGGAACGTCTTCCGTACAGAAGCACGTTACGTTATCAAGACCAAGTCAAGCATCGCTGTTTAATTTGGCGGAGAGGGGCAGGCAACTGCCCCTCTCTACTTTAAGGAAACTATGAATGAAGATCTCGATCTAATAACACCGCTTCAGGCTTATGCCTTCGAAGCACATGAAATGTATAAAGCGTTTATGGACGCTGGTTTTTCAGATGGTGAAGCTTGGGATTTATTACTACGCCAGTTACCAGAGTGGGAATTTCCCGCACCAATGTTCGATAACGACATGGATGATTATGAAGAAGAGGATGAAGATGACCAAGATGTGTAAGAAGTGTGGCAAAGCTAAGTCAAAGTGTAAGTGCTAATGCCAAAGAAAAAGCAAGTCTGGGATAAACCAAACCCTAAAAAAGTTTCTAAGCCTTTAACTGCTGCCCAAAAGGCATCAGCTAAAGCAGCAGCTAAGTCTGCTGGACGACCATATCCAAACCTAGTTGACAACATGAGAGCAGCAAAGAAGAAGTAAATGGACCCAAGACTAAAACGAGCAGGTGTGTCTGGCTTTAATAAGCCAAAGGCAACACCTAACCATCCAAAAAAGTCTCACGTTGTTGTAGCCAAGTCAGGCTCACAAGTTAAGACTATTCGTTTTGGTCAGCAAGGTGTCTCTGGTTCACCACAGAAATCTGGTGAGACAAGCAAGTATCGTCAACGACGCCAATCATTTAAGGCTAGACACGCAAAGAATATATCTAAAGGTGTTATGTCGGCAGCCTATTGGGCAGACAAGGTGAAATGGTAATGGCAAAGGTATTTCGTGGACCAACATACAAGTACAGACCTGGTCGTGAGTATGACCTATGGTTTGTTTCTTATCCTATTGGTAAGACCGTTGTTAAAGCTAATGGCGTTTGGAAAACAATTGTTGTCCCACAAGATTCAGATCTAAAAACATACCAGCGCGTATTACGTGGTGGTTATGACAACGTCATAACAGATGCAGAAGCAACAGAATTAACAGCAGCGGGATACGGAGATTACGTTTTCAATGTCTAATTGTAGATCAGGTTGTAAGACCCAAGACCATGCTAACTGGGGCGAGTGCGCCAAAGCAGCCAACTTCAGTATCACAGATCCGCTATCTAATGCAGCAAACAAGCTGGCTAATAGAGAACTTGATGCGTATAGAAACGCAAGAAAAGATGGCATTCAGCCAGCATCAACCAAGATGAAGGACATCCAGTCGGCTGTCCGTATGTCTGATAAAGCAGGAAAGGCGTTACAAGCATAATGGCTACGTTAAATCAATTAACAGAACAAACGCTTGGTGAGATGAATGGCTATGTCCGTAACCAGGAATCAGTCACGATTGCACTTAACGTTACCAACAGCAATGATTTATCTATTGCAGTTGATGACGCAACTGCTATTAGTAAGGGAATCATCGAGATCGATGATGAACTGCTATACGTAAAAAAGTCTATCGCAGCAAGTGGTACGTTATCAATCCTTGGAACCACAGCTAATCCTGTTGGTAGGGGATGGCGTGGAACCACAGCAACTAGCCACGTATCTGGCTCAGTCGTAAGAAACAATCCTTTATTCCCAAGGACACAAGTTAAACGAGCGATACTTGAAACTATTAAGGGAATGAATTTCCCTGTCATTAAAGAAACAGATTTTGATTTTACTGGTTCACAATACGCATACTCAATCCCAGATGAAGTAGTAGATATTACTGGTGTCTCATGGGAACTTCCAGATTCAACTGGAGTATGGGCTCTTATTAAGAGATGGCGTATTGATACCAACTACTATAACGAAACAACAAACACATACGGTCAGGCTATTGTGCTTAACGAAGCACCTATGGGTGGTGCTCGAGTTAACGTGCAGTACACAGCATACCCAACAACCATCACAGCTAATCAAGAGTTGACAGTCAGTGGATTGCCAGCATCATGTGAAGACGTTGTACGTCTTGGTGCTATGTATCGCCTTCTTTCAACGGTAGACCCAGGCAAGGTTATTGCCACATCAGTTTCAGCAGACGCATTAGATCAACCAGTATCTGCTGGTGCATCTACTACTACTGCTAAATATCTTTTCCAGCTTTACTCCGTCCGCCTTGCGGAAGAGGTTGCAAAGCAGCAAGCCAACTTCCTCAACATAATCCAGTATCAGAGGTGATGAATGCCAACCCAATTACGTTTCTATAGTTCAACCGCAGCTAAAACGACTCTTGCTGCATCAATCAGTTCTTCAGCAACAAGCTTAACACTTGCTGCTGCAAGCAATCTACCTTCATCGTATCCATACACACTCATTCTTGAAAAGGATACAGCCAATGAAGAAGTAGTTGAAGTCACCAGTCTGGTAGGTACTGCCTATCAGATCACTCGCAACATTGATGTATCGGGTGCTAAGGCACACGCCTTCGGTGCTAACGTTGAACACGGTGTATCGGCTCGAGACTTTACCGAGTCTCGCCAACACGAAGTAGCAACCTCTGGTCACCACGGTGTAACTGGAGATATCGTTGGCACAGGTGGAGCACAGACCTTAACAACTAAGACACTCACCGCTCCTATTATTAACGCAGCCACAATCTCTGGTGCGTTTACATCAACAGCAACCATTACTGGTGGAACAATTACAGGTGCAGTAATCACTGGACTCGCAACACCTACCAATACATCTGACGCTGCTACTAAAGGTTACATCGATACGCAGACAGTATCGGCTGCTGCTTCAGCAAGCAGTGCTTCAGTGTCAGCATCAAGTTCTGCTACCTCTGCCTCATCTGCTGCCACTAGTGCATCCAGTTCGCTAACTAGCCAAGGATCTGCTGCTGTGTCAGCAAGCTCTGCTGCTACCTCAGCATCAAGTGCATTTACGTATGCAAGTACAATGGCTGCTAGTGTTACATCAGCTGGTATCAGTGCTTCAAGTGCAGCAACCAGTGCGTCATCAGCATTAACATCACAGAACTCAGCAGCAACTTCTGCAACCAGCGCAGCAACATCAGCCACTTCGGCTGCTGCTTCTGCTACAACCGCTGCTGCATCAGTGGCAACAATCTCAAGCCTTGCGACTACAGCAACTAACTCGGCTGCAGCTGCTGCTACGTCAGCAACTTCTGCAGCAACTAGCGCAACCAGTGCTGCTGCTAGTGCTACCACTGCATCAGCTTCTGCTGCTACTGCGGTAGCAAGCACAGCAACGGCAGTAACATCAGCAGCAACTGCAGTAAGCAGTGCTGCGACAGCAGTCACATCAGCAGCACAGGCAGCAACGTCTGCTGCGAGCGCAGCTACTTCAGCATCATCAGCATTGACAAGCCAGACAGCAGCAGCAACAAGTGCTGCTTCTGCTGCCACGTCAGCATCGTCTGCTGCTACAACTTATGACGACTTTGATGATCGCTACTTAGGTAGCAAGGCATCTGCTCCTTCCGTAGACAATGATGGCAACACACTTCTTGTAGGTGCTATCTATTGGAACTCAGCACTTAACAATATGTATGTATGGTCTGGATCTGTTTGGGTTCAGATCGCTACTACCAGTATTTACTCAGCACCAACGCTTGGCAGCACGGTTATACCATCTGCCACAACAGTAACAACTGTTGCAGCATTAACCCTCAATAATGCAACACTTACTGGGACCTTAACAGCGGGTGCTTCGTCTGGAACCAATGGTCAATATTTACAATCAACAGCAACAGGAACTCAGTGGGCTTCTGTTGCTGGGTATTTAGCACCAACACTTGGCACAACAGTAGTTACATCTGGTGTGACGGTATCAACAATTTCAGGATTAACCGACGTAGTACTCAACGGTCCAGGAAGTGTGGCAGATGAACTGGCACTACTTCTTATGGGCGCACTCTAAACGAAAGGTAGTAACTAATGGCTACAACAACTAAAGCACTGTTCCGTGGAGCAGCAGCAACATCCAGTACAACTCTATACACAGTACCATCAGCAACAACTACAGTAGTAACTAATATTGTAGTAACTAATACAGCAGCAGCCGTAGGAAATTTTACACTACTTCTTGATGATGTATCTATTGCAACACTTGTTACCGTTGGTGCTAATGATTCAACAACTATTGACTTAAAGCAAGTCCTTGCAACTACAAAAACAATTAAGGGTTTAGCAACTGCTACAACTATTAACTTTCATATTAGCGGAGTGGAGATTTCTTAATGACTCCTGTTGCAAAATTATCTGGTGGTTTAAGATACAATAGTATGCTGGCAGGAAACCCTGCATATGTAAAAAGTGTTGTAGTTGAAGCACTTGTTATTGCTGGTGGTGGTGGTGGCGGTAGCACTAATGCTGCATATTACTCAGGAGCAGGAGCTGGTGCTGGCGGTTTTCTTTATTTTTCTTCATTAACTATTGCTGGTGCAACAACTGTTACAGTTGGTGCTGGTGGTGCTGCTGGTACTGGATCGGGTGATGGAACAAATGGTGCTGATTCGCGCATTGGGACAGCAACTTTAGTTCTTGGCGGTGGTGGTGGTAAAGGTGCTGCTGGTGGTCCTGGTAAAAGCGGTGGTTCAGGTGGTGGTTCAACTCAAAACGGCGCAGTAGGTGCTGGAACATCAGGACAAGGAAATAATGGTGGTGTGGGTAACCAAGGCGGTGGCGGTGGTGGTGGTGCTGGCGCAGTTGGTGGCACTGGCGATACACCACAAGGTATAGGTCGTTCAGGTGGTGCTGGTTCTAATGCTTATTCATCTTGGGCTACAGCAACATCATCAGGTGTAAGTGGTTTTTACGCAGGTGGTGGCGGTGGTGGTTACACAACTTACTATCTTAGTTCAGGTATTGTTGCTAATGGTGGTTCAGGTGGTGGCGGTACAGGTGGTGGAGAACCATCTGGTTCAAAAATGTTAACTTCTACAGCAGGAACTGCAAACACTGGTGGCGGTGGTGGTGCTGCTGGTGGCTATACAGGTGGTGCTGGACTTGAACCTGCTAGAGCAGGTGGTAGTGGAATAGTAATTATTCGCTATCCAGATACTTTTGATGCTATGACATCAACAACTGGCTCACCAACTGTTTATGTTACTGGTGGATATCGTTATTACAAATTTACAGGTACAGGGAGCGTGACACCATAATGGCACATTTTGCACAAGTTGATGAGAATAATATTGTAACCCAGGTACTTGTAGTTACCAATGACGAAGAACACCGAGGTCAAGAATTTCTTGCAAACGATTTAGGTCTTGGCGGTACCTGGATACAAACTTCGTACAATGCCAACATTAGAAATAAGTTTGCTGGAATTGGAGATATTTACGACCCAGTTAATGACATCTTTAAAATAGATGAAACTAAATATTCTTACAGAGATTCCTGGGTAGGGGTTACCAAGCCAACAAAGCCATCTATTATGTTTGACTCTGTAGTTCGATCAGGAAATAACTGGACTATGGCTGTCATTAACCAAGCATTTCCTCAAGCGTTTCAACGATGGGGTTACATGCACCATCACAACTTTGAAAGTTTCTCAAAAGGCTTAGATAATTTTGATGCTACTGTAACGGTAGTTCGTAACCCTGTTGATTCTCTTGCATCAAGCATCATTGCTTTTAAGCTTGAAACAGATGAACAGATCAAGCATCGTGCAAGTAGTGGAACGGCATCTTATGGAGGAGTAGGAGGTGCAGACTACAAAACTCGCACCAATGATTTATGCCGTTCGATTGGTGCGTCTGGATTAGGAGATCCCAAAGACTTTGGATGCTTGTTAAATCCGGAT